CTTTATGAGTTCTTTATTTATCTTACATATATATTATAATAAAAATTTTTATAAAAATCAAGTAGCCCTAGAAGGATTTGAATCCTCGTTTAATAATTTAGAGTTACCTATCTTAAACCACTTTTAATGAATACTGTCATACTTTTTTAGAAGTATTACTTACTTTCTATAAATATTATAATATATTTTTTTAAATTTTTCAACTAAGTTCTTTTTCACATCTATCAAAAACAATCACATATGGCTTGGCACTGTCAGCAGTTTCTGCCTTGTAGCTCTTGCAATATATACGATCATCTTTATAATGCTTTGTAAGGAAATACTCAGCTTGCTTACGATGAGATCCATTATTCTTAATCTGATCCCAGCACCAATCATTAATCTCTTTACCCGTAACCCTTTGACCAACTTGAAGTGACAGTGGATTTAGCATATGAATACCTCCAAGAGAATAATAAAAAAAATTACTTCGAATGAGCTAAGAAGCCAAATGAGGACTTTTATGTTATCCTTTCTTAACTTTCTATAAATATTATATCAAAAATTTCTATAAAAATCAACTATAATCTTTTGTCCACAGGAAACGGCGCTAAGCTCGTCCCCCATGGACATAACATCTTATTGATGTTTACTTATTATTAAAATTTCATAATTATTTTTAAATAAAATTGTCCAAAAAATTTTAAAAAAATTTAAATATTAAATAAAAAATTTTCTAATTCTTTCTTTGCAGCAGTTATAACACTGACATCATGTCCAATTTCGGGAATAAATTTAATATATTTTTTATGACAATGTGTGGCTGCATTATAAAATCTTGTTGAACTATTCGGATATACCATACTATCTTTACTTCCATGTACTAATAGCATAGGAATCTTTATTTCGCTTGCCCATGTCATAGGATTTAATCCTCGAAGTAAAAATTTTAAAAAGATATTATTCATTTGTGGAATATTATCAAAATCCAAAGCTCCTGCTATACTAATCACGCCAGAAATCTCTTTTTGTCTAATTCGTGCAGCACACATGGCCAAATGACCACCCGCAGAATTACCAATAAGAAAAGGCTTATATCCTTCTTTGCTACATTTATCAATAGCTTTTACAATAGTGGCAATGGCACCAGTCATCGTTCCAAATTCTCTATAACCATGATATGGAACACTACGAATTTCTACGTCTGATAGTCCTAATTTTTTAATTGTAGACAGAAGAGGCTCTGGACTACCTTGCTGCCACGCATGTCCGCCAATCACTAACAATATTTTTGTTTTCCTTTTTTCCATATATTTTACCATCCATTTTATTATTATTTATAATGTTTTCCACATTATCATTTTATTTTATATTTTAATATTAATAAATAACGACATAATAATAATTATGCGCAATAATAATTATTATGTCGTGCTATCTTATTAATATACGAACAAAAAGCTTTTGCATCTTTTTCTTTTGAAAAATGAAAAGCCAAATAGTCACTAGGAGCATAATAATACATTCCTTCTGCATGAAATGTATTTAATAAAAGATCAATATATTCTTCAACAGAAACTCCTAAAATACGCATGGAAGTATACCATTTAGCAGAACGTCCACTAAAATTTTTAACATCATTTACATACCAACGTCCTGTTGATTCCCAACAGGTCATTTGATAAAGATGAACTCCTGCTCCCATAATTATCTCCTTATAATCCCAACCTATTTAACAAAGTAGCAAGTCTTTCCTTCTCTTCTGCGGTAGGCTCTTGAGGAGTTTTTTCATTCACTCCTGTAGGCTTTACATCTGCGGTTGCCGCAGTTTTCTCACCTGGAAGAACAGTATCATCTCCGCCCTCAACAGCCACCTTAGCGCAAGTCAATGATACCTTAATCTGTAGCGGCAAACCTTCTTCAATCCCGTTAATACGGATTTCTTTACCATCATTATACAAGAAGCTCCCAGGAAATACCGCAAGAATTTTTTCAGCAATTTCCTGTTTCAAAATACTTCCTTTTGCGGCCATACTTTTTACCTCTTTCTTTATCTTTATATATCTATTATATCAAAAATTTTTAAGAAAATCAATCTTTCTTTTTAGCTGTTCGTATCACAATTTTATTTGTCTCAAAGGTTTTAGCAAGTTCTGAAAATCGGTCGCATATAGCGCAGCTTCCTGGCTTATATAAGCATCGTTTGCCGCATTTACTTCTGATCATTCCAAAGGTATTTAATAGATATTTACTATCAAGTTCTCCTTTAAAAGTGGGGATAACATCTTTTAACTTGCCAAACCATTTCTCTTGTTTATAAATTTTATATAATACTTGTTGTCTTTTTTCATCTGCAACCAATTCAAATACATCTACAAAAGTGGTATATATAGAAATATCTTCTGGTCTAATAAAAAATGTCTTTATACTTGGAGTATCTGCAAAACTTGATTGACAAATATTTGGAAAAACTCTAACTCTTATATTATTTTCATGTAATATTCTACTGATTTTATCAAGGAAAAATCCTAATTCTTCACATATATACATATCAGTAGGTTTATAAGTTAATAACCCATGTAATTGATCAATAGTAGTAACTGGGTTGACAAAGAAAAATGGTAATCCAATTTCTTGTGCTCTTGATAGATGATCTTTATTATTAAAATCAAGAATAATTTTTATATTTTTATATTTATCATATAAACCCTTTAATAATTGGGCATCCACTTCTTCAAAAGCATCTGTGACATCAATTACAATTGATTTTTCTTTATATGCATTTAAAAAATCTTCTAATGTGCGGTCAGCAGGTTGATATTTAATTCTAAATTCTTCTGCATCCTACAAATACTTTTGAGAAGGGTAATAATTTAAACAAAACATATAATCCTCCTACACAAATAAGGGGAGATAATTACTTATCTCCCCTTGATATTCATTCAACGAATTACTCTTCGTCTACATCTGCCGCATCGGCATCAGTGGCAAGGCGATAAGCCATTCTCTTGTTACCTTCAACCTTAACGGCTTCCTTAACAATCGCGCCAGCCTTTACCAGCTTACCAAGACGAGCAGTTACCTTATTGCGAGTAACTTCCTCACTATCCAGAGCAATTACGATCTCATCGACAGTAATCGGCTCATCGCCAATCTGAGCAAGAATGGCATCAGTCATAGCGTCAGACTCAACCTTCTTCTTCTCTGCGCGCTCAGCGGCGGCAACCTTACGCTTCTCAAGAGTCTCAATCTGCTTATCAATGAACTCAACTAGTTCATCCTGCTGCGCCTGGTCCTCAACAGCCGCCAGTACCATATCACGAAGCTCCGCAAAATACATAGCCTTAGTCTTCTTTACAGTGTTCTCCATAATAAAAATCTCCTTTTTCTCTTAAAGTATTTTTTGTTTTTATAATTTGTTCTTTCTTTATCTTGCATACTTATTATATCAAAATTTTTTTAGTTTTTCAAGCAGCAGTCTCTTTGTCGCCATCTTTAACCAATGCTGGCATTGATATATCGAATCTCTCGATCAGATAAATCATCATATCTTAATCCATAACTTTCAAGAATTTTCTCAAACTTAGAAAATTCAATCTCAGGGCGGGGATATTCTTTAACGGCATTAATGACAGCATTGATCTTCCCCGCCCGCGTCGGCAGTAAGCCTTCGGCTTCTGCCATATAAAAATAATATTCTATATTCATAATTTAAACTAGTCTCCTAAAATCATATCAAGAGTAATATGGTCTCTTTCCCAATATGGAATCCTAACTAAAGGAATATTGTTCTATTTTGCCCAATCATTTTTTTCTTTATCGCTTTTTTGACGCTAAGCCAAAGAAGGGCCATTTTGAAAAAACTTAGTTTCTTGATAATGCTGTTCTCCATCATACTCAATAAGACGAATTACTTTATTATTAATATCTAAAATTGCAAAATCAAATCTTTTATTATTTAACTCTTTTACGCAATATTCTCTTTTATATAAAATATTATTTTTATCTAAAATAGATGCAATATTCTATTCTCCAATAGAATATCTTATACAACCACAGGATTTAGTTCTTCCTTTTAGCAAACTTTGACTCGCTACTTCTACTATATTTCCACAATCGCATTGACAAATCCATTTTACTCCAGTATGACATCTATTATTACTCTTTTTCAAAACTAATAATTTTCCAAATCTTTGTCCTTTTAAATCAATACAACTTTTTTTACCTTGCTATCGAGCAGATTCAATATGCAAACAACCACACGACTTCGTTCCACTATTAAGACTTTTAGTAGATTTTTCACATATTTTACCACAATCACAAGAACATTTCCAAATAACACATCCAGAAGAATCTCGTTTTAATGTATCCTAAATAACAACTAATCTACCAAACCTCTTCCCGACTAAATCTGTGTGCTTTTGCATGTCATCATGCCCTCCTTTAAACCTTCTTGTTGATAACGAAATTAGTATATTCCACAAGACTGGAACTCAAATACACCATCGGTAATAGCTTTCAACATCTGGACTTCCAAAATCTCATCACCATAATAATCCTCAATTTCCTTCATCG